CTCCATATTATACGCAAAGGTTGATACTTTGCCTAACGTATTTGTGTAACTAAACGCAAAGTTAGATATAAGATTATCTGCATTCGACTCAATGCATACAGGTAGCTTGCGTTGTTCTGCAAAGGAAGTCGGTATCTGCATCCATATTACAAAACTATAAACGCCACCGTGATCGTGAGGTGGGTTAAACTCGTGCTTCTTCTGAAAGTTTACCCAGAGGCTTTCTAGATTAAACCCTTCACCCTCCTTCATAACGGTTCGCCAAGGTGGGCCATAAGACTCAATGTGGCTGTCCATAAACTTAGGAATTAACTCACCGACAAACTCTTCTAGCAGTGGTGATCCACCATCAAGGCGTATGGAGGAGCTGATGTTACCTGCAAGTTCAGGCTTCATGTTATCTGGCTCTTCTCTTGCCTCTTCAATCATAGACCATAGGTTAGCCACAACACCTTCAGGAAGTTGTCCTTCAACAACTCCTATGTTTGGAAAGTGACGTGGTATTAGCTCCATAATTAACCTTCTAGTGTTGTTACTCTTGCTGTAAGAGCTTCAATTAATGCGTTCTGTTCTTGGATTGCTTTTACTAAGATTGGTACAAACTTGCTGTACTGAAGACCTAATTGTTTACCATCACCTGATGTAGATACAGTCAGGTTTTTCTTATCAGCAGCTTTATATCCAGCAGCTTCTTCAAGCGTTTGAACTTCCTGTGCCTTAAAGCCTATGTCTAACCAATCTTCTTTGTGTGTACCATCTGGTGTCTGTGCGTTAAGGTCATAACCATCAGCCTTCTTGTCACCATACTTAGAGCGTTTATCCCACTTGTACGTTACAGGTGCTAATGCCTTAACAAAATCTAATCCTAAGTCTAATGCAGTAAAGTCTGTCTTGTCACGTTGGTCAGAGGCTACAGTCCAATCTACTTGTATATGAGCTTCAGCAATGTTTTCATCACCTAATTCAATTTTATCGGCATCGTTAGTAAGATTACCGCCAGGACTTCCTGTTAATCCAGCGTCTTTTCCTAAAATTAAATTGTTGCCGCCACTGGTAAGCGCACTCCCTGCGCTGACACCAATACAAGTATTATATGATGCTGTGGTAGCTAATGCAGCAGCGTGACCAATAGCAACATTTCCATCGCCACAATTACCACTTAATGAACTTTTACCTACAGCCACGTTTTCATCACCATCATCAGTACCATCACCTGCAAGTGCACCCACGAATGTGTTGTTTTGGCCTGTGGTCACTACTAGACCTGCATAAAACCCTACAGCAGTATTATTACAACTAGTAGCAGTAGTAAAATTTTGAGTACCTAATGCACTATGTCCAATTGCAACAGATTGTGAACCCAAGGTGTCTGCCGTTAAAGCACTATAACCTACTGCTACATTAGAATCAGCGTCTGTTAAAGCATCCCCTGCCGAACTACCAAGTATTGTATTCTGCACTCCTGTGGTGATTGCTTTACCAGAGTCAGCACCAATTGCTGTATTATGAGATGTAGTTGAAGTCGTAAAGTTTTGAGCTTCAAGAGCCGAATGACCGACTGCTGTATTTTTACTTCCTTTAGTATCAGTAGTTAAAGCACCTTGCCCAACTGCAACATTGTTGTCAGCGTCAGTGAGTGCATCGCCAGCGAGGCCACCGATTATGGTGTTATTAACGCCTGTGCTTATTGTTTTACCTGCTTCATATCCTACTGCTGTATTGTAAGAATTAGTAGCAGTCGTAAAGTTTTGAGCTTCTAATGCATAATAACCAATAGCTGTTGAACGGCTTCCTAGTGTATCCGAAGATAAAGCCCAAGTTCCAACTGCTACATTGCCATCTGCATCAGTTAAAGCATCTCCTGCGACAGCACCAAGTAACGTATTGTATATGCCTGTGGTTACTGCTCCACCTGCACTATATCCCATTGCTACGTTGTAAGCATTTGTAGCAGTCGTAAAGTTTTGAGTCTGTAAAGCATTTCTACCGATAGCAACACTGGTACTACCTAAAGTATCATTTGATAGGGCTGACTCACCCACTGCCGTATTGTAATTACCTTCAGTATTATCCAGCATACAATTCATACCAACTGATGTATTAGAAGCACCTGTAGTATTTTCAAATAAAGCCATACGACCAATCGCAGTATTAGAAGCACCTGTAGCATTATCCCTTAAAGCCTCAGATCCAATTGCTGTGTTGTATTGACCTGTGCTAATTGTTGCACCTGCATAGTAACCTACTGCTGTGTTGTTAGAATCAGTTGCTGTCGTAAAGTTTTGTGTTCCTAAAGCATTTCTACCGATAGCAACACTGTTACTACCTTTAGTATCAGACTCTAATGCATTTTTACCTATAGCTACATTGTCATCACCTTGAGTCAAAACACCTAAAGCATCATTTCCAACGGCAGTATTAGCACCCCCTGTCGTAACAGCATCCCCTGCCGCTCCACCGATGAGGGTATTCTGCTCACCTGTGCTTACATACAAACCTGCATGATATCCTACTGCGGTATTATGACTATCTGTAGCTGTACTATAATTTTGAGATAGCAATGCTTGTGCGCCAATAGCAGTTGATTTACTACCAACATCATCAGCATTTAGTGCATTATAACCAAATGCCACATTGTTAGAACCTGTTGTTAGTCCAGAACCTGCTTTACCACCCATAATAGTGTTGTTAGATCCAGTCGTAATAGCGTCACCTGCTAGACCTCCTACGATAGTACTATAGGTTGCTGTGGTTATATCGTTACCAGCTTCAAAACCTACAGCAGTATTGTAAGTATCTGTAGCTGTTGTAAAGTTTTGATTAACTAACGTCTGATAACCAACGGCTACCGATTTACTACCTAAAGTATCACCAGTTAAAGCCCCTTTTCCTATTGCCACGTTATAATCAGCATCTGTTAATGCGTCACCTGCTCTACCACCAATTAATACGTTTTCTACTCCAGTAGTAAGAGCTGTACCTGCTAAGTATCCAACGGCTGTTGTTTCTGAATCAGCCCCAGCATTAAGAGTTTTAAGTGCTTGATAACCAATAGCGGTGTTGTTTCCATTAGCATCTTCAGTTTTAAGTGCCTCATAACCTATTGCTGTATTGTTATCACCAGTCGTAATCGCAGTACCTGCTTCGTCACCCACAGCTACGTTGTAATTACCGCCAGATGCTATTGAGTTACCTGCGTTGACACCTGCTATGTAGTTTGATGTACCTGCCGTGACTGTTGATTGCGTGCCACTAATAATCCAACTATCTGCACTCTCATCCCACAAAGCATACTTACCAGAAGTTGCACCAAAGAATTTAACGTCATGCCCAGTGTCATCTACACCAACTGTTAAAGTACCTCTTTGGACTACACCATCAGCCGATGTATCCCATAACCAATATCTGCTTGCAGTATCGCCAAAGAATTTAACATCATACCCTGTGTCATCTACACCAACTGTTACAGTGCCTTGATTGGACAATGCACCTGAGTTAGTTAAAGCTGCGGTCTGCGTTGTTCCAGCTAAGTTAACCGCTGTAAGAAGATCGTAAACCACACCACCAGAGCCTAGCCCGTCTGTAGCAATAATTTTGGTTTGACCTGCTGCAATGGCTACGTTTGCTCCACTGCCACAAGTAAATGTTAGTGTGTAACTCGTTGCGTTATACATAACCCAAGTTTTAGAACTTGTATTTGGCAGAAGTGTTACTGTGCAGGCTTGACCACCACCTGTAAGCTTTAGACCAAGACATCTATCTGCGTCTGCTGCACCATCTGCAATTGTAATATTATCTGTCGAGGCGTTTGCAATGGCTCTGGTTCCCCAGGCTGTTGCTTGGCCTATTAGTTCTAAGTTTGTATTTGTTGTATCACCCCATGTACCAGATTGTTCGCCTGAACCTATTTCTTCTAGTCTGAGATTATTAACGTATGTACTAGCCATTTTGTAGTTCCTATGCTGCTATAGTATTCTTGTATTCTATTGTTTCCCAACCTGGAGTCTGAGAAGGTGTCACGCCATTGTAGCTTGAATTTTGATTTGGCACAACCTCTGCATAACTTGCGTTTTGATCTGGTGTAATTTGACCCCAAGTAGATCTTAAAGATCCTATAATTCCTGTCATACCAGTCATTTCAACAGACGCACTAGCATCTCCTGTTACTGTAACAGAGCCTATGGCGCTCGTCATTGTCACCATAGTATTTGTGGTAAAGAAGCTACCTAACGCCACTGTACCCGCAACGCCAGTAACAGAAATGTTTGCTAAACCTGTAACAGTAACAGAACCAACGCCACCAGTAGCACTGGTTCCCGTAACACCAATTACACCGTCTCCAGTAGTCGCAACACCAGTAATAGCTGTAGTAGCTGTTACCGGGAAGGCAACATTAGTGTTCCATGTTCCAGTATTCCAGCCTTGTAAAGAGCTGTTCCACCCTTGGAATGCTGCAACATTATTGATTGACATTAGGCGATCCTAATTATCGCATTACTCGCATCAGCTGTTGGAAATACAATTGTAAAATCACCAGAACTTGCTGCTTTATCTGCACCAAAGTCTAAAATACAAACACTAGGATCGCCAGAAGCTGAATCATTAAAGATCATAGCTCCTCGAACAGATGATATAGTTACGTTTGAAAACACTTCATCTGCAAAATCAGTAAACGCTGTTGTGCTACTTGTTGTTGGATTTACATTTGTAAGTGCGCCTCCTTTTGCACTATAGTTTGTTCCACTTATTTCGTTACTACTTGTATATGCAGTAGTGGCTGCCGTAAAACTTGCACTATTTGTGTACATTGCAATATTAAACGTATTTCCCCCAGAGGCTAAGAAGTTATGCTTTGCTTCCATTAACTCCTGTTTAAATGAGGTACATAAAAAATTCCCAGTAAAAGCCATCACATTCTCCTTATATATTCTGCTAATTTAGGGTTTCCAGAATCTTTAATTGCGTTATATACAGTAGTTCTATCACTTTTAATAGCCTGGTGCATATAATTTGCAACTATTGCTTCCAATTGTTTTCTGTAAGCGTGAGCTTGATCTCTAATAGCAGGTGGAGCATTATCAGAAATTCCTATAATTCTATTAACACAACGAACCGCTACTTCTTCTGGAGTAAAACCTCGATTATCAGTGGTTTCAACCGTAACAGCAAAATCGTTAGACATACTAAGACCGTTTGTTAACATCAGCTTTTCTGCCTTCTAATTTGACCAGTTCGGTATTCATCAGACACTTCTTGCGCCTCTCCAAAATTCTTTAACCTTGATATTGCTTCTGCAAACCTAGAATTATACATAGCCATAACGTCTTGTTCCCCCTTCATGTATGTACTTGCCTCAATTAATGTTCCATATAGCAATGCTATCTCTGCATTTTCACCAATCCAACTAACCGTTGTATCGGCTCCTGTAGAAGTTACAGTCGTCGTTGCTCCACTTGTTCCCCCGGTAATTGTCTCTCCATTTGTAAACGTGCCAGAAGGAACTAAGATCGTAAACGTAGTAGAACTTGGAACTTCTTTTATCGTAGAAATAACACCACTTGTTGCTCCAGTAATTTTTTCGCCGTTTGTAAAGCTCCCGGTTGCCCCTACTGTTAAGGTTAGTTGACTTTCAGTTAAACTAGCTGGTCGATAAAAGTAACTTAATGTCGTTGTAAAAGATGCATTAGGAGTAGGTGCTAGAACTAAATTGTCCACATCAAACTGCGCGTAATACTTTGGCGTACCTGTAGTAGCAGGGTTGGGCGTGTATGTTTGCACATAATCTAAATCCTTAAACATTAAAAACTCAAAACTACTACTATTTGTAATACTTAAAGAAAAAGGAGCTAAAAAGTCTGAAGGAACGTTTAAGTATTGGTTTCCGCTAGTCATAGATCCAGCAGCGTTTTTTTGAAACTCATTTAATTGAACAGATTTTAATATTCTCTCTTCAGCTAACTCAACAAACGTGCCAATACTTGCAACAAAAGACGTTTCATCGTTTTGAGTATAATCTTGCACCGTTTCGCGTAATGTTGTGAATGTAAAGCTCATTATGTTTGTACCTCAATTTCTCCTACTGAACCTGTAGCTACCAAATTATTTGGAGGATTAATACCATTATCAGTACTTCCACCCACAGGATTCCAACCCCATTGTATGTTTCTTTGTTGTACTAAATCTTGTTCTGGTCTAGGATTTTTAAGTGCTTGAGGGTCTGCTGGAACGTTTGGAGGAGATAACTGAGGATGTTTGGATTCATACTCATCTTCTCCAACAAGAAAACCATTCCACTCTAACCGCATATCCTTTAAACGGTATCTAAAACCAGAACGGTCTGATATTCCGTAAGCATTTGCATCTGAAGCGTATCGTCCCATCTTATCCTCTAATTAAAACTTTTTAACAAACTCAAGACCTGCACCAGTAATATTACCTTTTGCATCCATTTTTACTCTAGTACCTAAAGACGTGTTTTTAGTGTTGAAAGGATTGTTAATATTATAAGTTACACCATCACCGCTAACTTTAAGACGCCTAAGAATTTTGCCTCCCGGTATATTAGAAAGCATATCCCCTGTGTCAAAACTAAAGTTTTTTTTGTAATCTGCCATTATACCCTCAAATAGTTAATACTAGGTTGTAGTTTAAGAGAAACTCGATCTTCATCTTCTTGTGCCGCTCGTAAAAACTCTTCTTCATATAAAGCTTTTAAGATTTGAATACGATCTGGTGCCTTTTTTACAGCTATATAATAGGCTAATCCAGCTATCATACAGGGATAAAATCTGTAAGGTAGGTCAGCAGTGTTTACCAATGCGTCAGCATCTTCAATACGCTTCACATAATAGTATCTAAGTTCGTCCGTGCTGTTTTCTGGAGTTGGCCAGACAGAAACAGTTGGAGTAATTGTTCTTGCAAAATAATATTGAGAGGGTCTCCCAGTTGTGGATTTATTAGGGATTTCTAAGTAATCTCCCCTAGAAATAGAATTTATAGCAAGATCAGAACTATCTCTCCTTATTACAACGTCTAACAAATCACCCACAGCTTGAGCGTTTTCTAAAGACGGAGAAGAAGTAACTGTTGTTGTTGCAGCACTTGTTCCACCAGTAATTGTCTCAGTAGCTGAAAAAGTCCCTGTTGGAACAGATATAGTTACAGTGGAGCTGGAAGGTTTAGTTAGTATTGCCGCCGTAGCACCGCTTGTTCCACCAGTAATTGTCTCACCTACTGTAAAGCTAGTAGAAGAACCTATTGTCATCGTTATTGTACCTAAAGGATATTCCGACACACCAGAAGCCACTGTTTGAGAAGCAAACTTCACCGTCCATAAATTTAAACCGCGATTAGCCCATTCAGCAAATAAAATATTTAAAGATCTTCGAGCTGTTTTAGCTTCGTAACCAGTACGGATTTCTATACCACACCGTTCATAAGCTTCCTCTATGATATCTGCGACATCTAACTCAAAATCTGTTGAACCTGAAGTCGCCATTATTTCTTACCCTTCTTTTTTTTAACTTTTCTAGGCTTTCCCTTATCAGATCTAGGTTTTCTTTCTATTACGGGTTTTTCTACGGGTTTTTCTTTTTGAAAGATACTTAGTAGTTTTTTTAGAAACTCTTTCATTTTTTTTCCTCCGCGACGGTGATTTTGTAATTTGTTTCGCCATTTGAGATCGAGCTATAGTCATTGGATATTTTCCTTTGAATAAAATCTTCCCACAAGGGCTTAATCATTCTATAGTTTTCAGACACCTTAAAAGAAGTTATTTCGCTTCTTTTATCTAAAGAGATTAAGGTAGAACACATCCAAGTTATAGCCCCAAAAACCACAAGAACAATAATACCAGTTGTTGTTTCTTTTACCATTTTAACAACATCTCCATCGTTCTTAAATCCTATGCGTGGTAGAACATCATCATATCAGTCACAGGTACTGCCCAAGTAACGTAGCAACCGTCTGGGAATAAAACTCCTTCGTCAGGGATAAAAGCGTCTTCAGTAGTGTTATCAGTACCAAGAGTTCTTGCTTTCATTTTAACTGTGCCTGTCACACTTGCATTTCTGACGGAAACAATTCCTGCTGTTCCTCCAGATACAACCGTGTATCCTTTAAGTCGAGTTCGCCCTGCAAAAACAACACCTACAGCATTGGCGTTTATTCCTGCTGATACATTTCCTGCGGGGTTCCCAACAGCCGTTATGCTTGCGATAGTTAAGAAATAACCAGAACTTGTTGCTGTTCCAGTGTCTGCACCTGTAACAGTTTCACTTAAAGCACTACCATTTACATCTGTTCCAACAACAGTAAACGATATACCTGAATCATCTCCAGCGGACAAAATTGTAACTTGTCTTCCAGAAGCGTTTGTCACACTACCGCCAGACGCTAAAGCGCCGCCAATAGTTAACGCAGCATTGTTTCCAACTGATGCTGCTGTTGAAATTCCGTCTGCGTCTAAAGCGACCTCATCGCTAATAATGACTGGTACTACATCTGATCCTGCCATTTTAATCTCCTTTATAAAATTGGTAGGGGTTTCCCCCTACCTAGATTAGATATTATGCTATTTGCACATATTCGATGATAAAAGTGAAAGACCCAGCAGTTGTCGCATCGACTGTATTCGTGATGTTACAATAAATTGTCCGTTCTGCTGAAGTGTATTGAGCAGAAACAGGAGCTGTCGTAGCATCCTGAGTGGTAAGCACTAGAGAAGTCACTGTTACGTTTCCAACTA